GGTGAAATCCAGACGGCGGTTAACCGCATCCAGGCCAAGCTGATGCTGCTTGAGCGGGCGACGAACGCGCTGCACGAGGCGCTGTTTGCGCTCCTTCGGGACTTTGAGAAGCACAACGGGATGGCCCCCGGCACGATCAGGCCGGCGGAAGGTGAGCCGAAACCCAAGCCGTGACATGTGGTCCGCTATGGAAATCTTCACCAACCCCATAGTCGTCGGATTCGGCGTCGCCTGCTTTGCGGTGCTGGCGCTGACGCTTGCCACGCTACGCCAGCACAACGACCAGGCGACGATATGGCTTGGTGGGATGCTGCTGGCGCTCTGGTTCGTCTCCAAGGTCACCATTGTCATGTTCGGCTACTGGTCATCCGTCGCGATGGGTCCGGTGGTCAACATTGCGGCGGTGCTGGCCTGCATGGCGAGTTGGTATCAGGAGCATCGGTGGTGGAAGCTGATCCTGGCGCTGCTGATGGAGGTCAAGGCGCTGGTCCATGCCGAGTTCTGGACGGCGTTGGACCCGGCTTATTCACACGCCTACGCCTACATTCTCACGCTAAACGTGATATTCGGGTTGGAACTCGCGTGCGTGGCTATGCCGGGGGCTGGAGTTGTCGCAGGCATGGTTGGCCGTTGGCTGTCTGATCGTCGTCGTGGTCATAATCACGGCCTTCGTCCGGTGGGTTCGACATGACCCCGGAAGCGTGGATAGCAATGACGACCCGGATCGAAATGCTTGAGCGGGCGACGCAAGAGCGGCACGAGGAAGCGGTTCGCATGATGTCGGAACGGTCTGGCCTGCTTGAGCATCTGGCCGAAGCTATCGGAAGGCGGTCGGATGACGGCAAGGGCGGATCGGGTCTGATCGGTGAAATGGCCCGCCTACAGCGCGACGTGGGGGAACTCCTCGCTCTCAAAAACCAGGGCATCGGGCTTATCATCGCCGTGTCCATCTTCGGGGTCCTGATCGTGCTGGGCATCCGTCAATGGATCGCAGGCATCATCGGGGTTCATCCATGACCTACGCACTCGGCTCCCGCAGTCTGGCCTTCGCCGCTCACGTCGACCCGCGCCTGATGGCCGTGGTCAAGCGGGCCATTTCGATCTGCCCGGTGGACTTCGGCATGACGGAGGATCAATCGCGCACCGTCGCCCAGCAGGCGGCGAAGGTTGCGGCTGGCGTCTCTCACGTCAGGCCCGGCCCGGCGGCGCGGCACATGATCCAGCCGGACGGGTTCAGCAAGGCCGTGGATCTGGTCCCGTGGGTTGATGGGCGTTTCCAGTGGGGTGACGGCCAGTGGCGCGTTACCACGGCGTCAGGGGCCGTCCTGACGCCGTTCTTCGACATTGCGGCGTCCATGCGTCAGGCTGCGAAAGAAACCGGCCTGGTGCTGCGCTGGGGCGCTGTGTGGGACCGCAAGCTGAATGACATTCAGGGCGACCTGAAAACGGAAGTTGAACGATACAAGGCGCGTCACGCTGGCCCTGATTTTCTGGACGGGCCGCACTTTGAAATCCCGATCTAGGAGGAACCCCAATGATCGACCTCGCCCCGCTTGTGAACCAAGTCGTCATCCCGCTTGCCGTGCCCGTCCTGACGGCGGCGGGTTCATGGGTCGCCCATAAGGTGGCTGCGTTCTTCCATGTCCGCATCCAGGACAGCCAGCGCGATCTGATCAACGCGGTGATCTATCGCGGCATCGCCTACGCCTCGACCAAGGTTCCGTCGTCCATCCCGGTGACTGCCGGCGGTGGGGTGAAGGATCTGGCCGCGACCTATGTCATCGACCACATCCCCGGCGCCCTGCGGTCCCTCGGCATTACGCCTGCGAGCCTGGGTCAGATGGTGGAGGCCAGGTTGCCGACGGCATCCGCGCCCGGCTGGGCGAACCAGGCCGACCTGACAGTCCCACCTTACTGAGCGTCAGGACGGCGGGGGCGGTCACTACCAGTCCCGCCCAGCGTTCAGCGCATCAACGACGGCGCAGAACCGCAGGATCAGGGCGCGCCGTCGGGCCAGCTTGACCCGCCGCCCCCATCCCGATGCCCTCCGGTTAGCGGTGCGCCAGTTCATCGGTAGTCCTTGAGGATCGCGCGGATGCCGCCGACCCACCCTGTCAGCAGGGACCCCCACATCCACCCTGTTGCGAAGCTGGTGAAGTGACACCAGACGGAGATGAAATAGGCGAAGCCTGCGGCGAAAGCGAAAACCAGCGTGAAGCCGAATATGACGCCAATCCGCTCGGCGATCTGTTCCATCACTCCCCTCCCTCAGCCAGTGGAGTGGGGCGCGCTTCAAAGTCCCCGCACCAGTCGCCCCGATTGGTCGTCGGCCAACGTGCGCTCCCAAACAGGTCCCCGTCTGGGCGTGAGGTGTCTCGGGTAGGGGCATGGCGTCGGCAGGGGCTCATAGACCCATCCGTTCCCGGTCCGCCGATGCCGTAGTAGGTGTCCCCGATCTTGCCTTTGTTGTAGCCCATCAACGGCCAGAACCGGCAGCGTCCGCAGGTGTCCTCCATCACTCCCCTCCCTCAGTGGTATCGGCTTGTGTATCGTCTGCGTTCAGCAACGGGGCTTGTGTAACGTCAGACGGGGTTTCGTGAGCGGCAAAGTAGTCGGCGGCGGCTCTCCATTGCCCGCACTCGATGCCGTCGAGCGTGGACCACCAGTCGGGGTGAAACCGAAAGAGGTGCCCGTTCCCCTCCCCGAACGGCCTCAGAGCGGCCTCAGCCTCCCGCAGCCGCAGCACCAGGGCGCGGATCACGTCTGGGCTGGCGGCAGCGATGTAGGCGGCGTCCGGGGCATCGACCCCCTTGATGTCGTAACGATAGACGCTATCGTCGGCTTTCCCGGCCTTAAAGCCTCGGGCCGCGCCATCGCCAACCTCAAACATCACCAGTTCGCTAGCCGGAACTAGTCGATTGTTGACGTTGAATACCGGCTGGGCGCTCTGCGTCCCCATGCGCCGGAAGCCCATGACATAACGCCGTCCGCTATGGGTGGTCGCCAGATACATGTCGTGGTTGTTTCCCATCCACGCCCACGGCCCCGGTGTCGCCTTCTCTGCCTTGGCGAGCAGGTCGTCAAAGTCGGTCATCGGGTCTCTCCGTTCATCTCGGCGGCGACGCGGGCGATGCGGTTTGGGACGCGCCAATCTCCGGCCCTGATCAGGTCGCAGCATCGCAACACAGCGTAGGCGGCAAGGGCTGCGTTTCCGGCGGGACCATTTTCCGCGTAGGGGATGCCCTCACCGCAGTCGGCAAGCCCGCGTTCAATCTGGTCGCTCATCGCTCAGTCTCCGTTGGCGGGGCGGGGATCATCGCTGCGGTCTTTTCTGCCACCGCCTTAATGGTCCGCATCCTCGACAGGAGCAGCGCCGGTCCCTGCAAGACGAACCCATCCTTCTCGACCGTCGCAAGGTGCGCGATGTAGTCGAACAATGCCCGTTGCTCGGCACCAGTCAGGGCGCTTCCGCTCTCCGTAGATAGGGCGGGGCGGGCGGAGAGCATGGCGCGGCGCAGTAGGTGAACGAAGTCGTCTCGGTCGCCGAGAGGGACATCATCCCAGTGCCGGTTTGCGACCAATTCCTCGTAGATCGCCCGCGCCATTCGCTCGACTTCTGCATCGTTCATGGGGTCGATCATTCGGAAATCACCTGTGTTTCGTGGCCTTGTGAGCGCCACTCGTCGGTGTCGGGCTCGCGCTCCCAAAGAGTCGCCGGGGGGCTAGGGCGGGCGGAGAGCATGGCGCGGCGATACATGCCCTTGCGAGCGGGAGTGATCGTGCTCCACCATACGCCGCGCGTGTCGCCGTCCGTGTCGGTGGCGAGGGTGTTGTAAGCCCAGTCCCGCACTTCGTCGTCAGTCGGTTCTCCCGGCGGCAGGGCGGGGAGGAGGGCGAGGAGGCCCTTGATGTCGTCCCGCAAGGCTTGGTTGGGATCACGCCCCGGCCCCTTCTGGTATGGCGCAACCAGCACCGGCCCTGACCCGTTGGCGACGGCCTCCAGACGTTCTCTCAGGGTCATGTCTTCTCTCCAGTGAGGGTGGCGTCATGCAGCGCGATGAACGAACACGCGGGGCACTGCACGAGGTCGTGGATCGCATCGCCCGTCATTGGGCCGGTGGCGTAGCAGTCGTTCGGAGCCCAGTGTTCGCCAATGGCCCGTCGACCTTCCCGCACCACGGCCTCCAGCGCGTCGATCCTCTCCTGCTGGGCGCGGAGGGCGGCGGCGGCTTCGGTCATGTCGTCGATGGCCTCCAGCGAGTTTTTGTCGCCGATATCGACGCGGGCCATGCGCTTGAGCAGCCCATCAAGTTTGCGGTTCATTCGACGGGCTCCAGGTCGGCGAGGCGTATTGTCCAGCGGTCGTCGTCACCAACGTTTCGGCACCACGCCATGTCCTCGTCTATGGCGAGGATAGTTGCCGGTATTTGACCCCATCTGGCCCTCACCCGATCCCCGACCTTGAGCGCCCTCGGGGCGCGCTCGATGTGGTCGATGTTGCCGTTCGGCCAGCAGTAAGTTGTTCCGCGACGGTCTTTAACCAGCACGTAGGTCGGGCCAGTCTCCACGAACTCATGCGGCATCAGCCACACCTTGTCGCCGGGGCGAGGGGGGTTGGCGCGGAACTCGGACTCATCCATTTTGGGCCTCCCAAAGCAGTTTCGGTTCAATCGGGTGTTTGTCGTCACGGGGCCGGCTGGGGACGCTCCACGACTTGCCGGGCGTCTCACCTATCAGGACCCATCCTGCGGCCTTCAGCGACGTTCCTGGCTCGCTTTTGAGGGTGTATGTCCCGATGCGCTGGAACCCGAGCGCAAGGGCAGCGCGGGCGGCTTTCCCGTAGAGGAACGAACAGGCGTTCGGCTCCTCGGGCAGGACGCACAGGCGCGTCACCTCGGCGGTGTTTCCGTCGTCCCGGCGACGGGCAACGGGGCGCCCAACAATGACGACGCCGACCAGCCGCTCCCCGCGATAAGCTGCAATGGAGAACAGGTGTCCGACCGGCGCGGTGTGGTGGCGGTGATGTTCGCTCACGAACGCGGCGGCGTCTGCGAAGGCAATCCGGCGATGGCGCAGTCGGTCGCCGCTCACGGCTGCTCCTCTTGTCTCAGCGCCCACGTCGGGCAGGTCGTGCCTTCGTCGGGCATCATCTGTTGATGGTTCAGGCAGTCGGGGAGAGAGATCGGCATCTCGACCGGCCACTCGCATGACCCGTAGATGAAGCGCGGGTTCTTCCCGAACCACCTACACGTCCCGCATCGTTGTTGGGGCTCAGTCATTGCGGGCTGCCTCGGCATTGGTGGTTTCGGCGAGGAGGTCGCGAAACACGTCGGTCATTGCCCGCGCGATGCCCTTGGCGGTCGACCTTTGACCCCAGCAATAACCACGATTGTGAAAGTCCACCGGGTCCTTAGAGATCACCGATATTGAGTTCATCTTTCTGACAGCTTCGTCCTGCAGGTGTTCGCACAAGCCGAAAAGCTGTGTCCGCGCCTCAATCAACCGTGCCGCCGTGTCCGATGACGAGAGGATGGCGATGATCTGATCCGCCTTGTAGAGCGACCGCTGTTGCTCAGGCCGCTGGTCATCGGGATGCCAGTCGGGGTCTCCGGTGAAGCCGTGCGGTTGCCACGCCCTACCGTCGATCACCTTGGCGATATCTTCTCGCAGACTGGTCATCAGTCGTTCCTCGCTTGGGGATATTCGCAGTGCTTGACCTTCCAGTTGACGCACGGGAGTTGCCCGTCCTTGCAGCGCCAACAGTTGTGGGTTCGGAAAATGCCTTCGCCGTCCCGTGCGGGTTGTCTCGGATCGGGCTCACGGGTGTTTGGGGGCATCAAGAAATCCCCATCATGGCTACGATGGCGCCTGCCTTAGCGAGCGACCGTCGGATGCGTGGGGTGATCGTTCCGGTGGCTTCCTCGTGCATCCACCACGCCGTCAACTCGGCTACGTCGTCAGTGTTCGGGGCGATTTGCCGGTAAGTGTGCGTCCTGTTCGGGTTGTGCAGGAAGTCGTCGAAGGACAACCATGCATCGGGGTCGATGATCCGGGCGAAATGTTCGCGCAGGTCAGTCATAGTCATAGCCTCCAGGGGGAATGTTCCCGAATACGCCTCGCATGGATTGGTTTGCTTGTTTGGCGCTCAAATCCTCATGCAGCTTTTGCAATGCCTTGCACCGCCCCCTCAGCCTCTCCACCTCCTCCAGCAGTTCGCGCAGGGCGGCGGCGGTGTCGCGGCTGGCTTTGGCCGCGCCGGTTGCGCCAGCGGCTTCCCATGTAACCGCGTCTTCGGCGTGCCACTGGATCAGCCGCTCGATCTCATCGCGGTTCATTCGATGGGCTCCAGATCGGTGAGGGGGGCAGTCCAGCGGTGGTCGTTCTCGCCCTTCACCCAAGCTATGTCGCCATCAATGGCGAGGACGGTGGCCCTGTGGTGGGTCGTCTTCCTCCACACCCGATCCCCGACCTTGAGCGCCCTCGGGGCGCGCTCGATGTGGTCGATCCAGTCGAGGCCGACGCCCATGCTTTGTCCGTCTGGCTTGGCGACGTAGACCCCGTGGGTGGAATGGCCGTCAAACGCCAGCGGCTTCAGGAACACCATGTCTCCGGGCCTCGCCTCGGCTAGTGGGATGTTCTTCGGGTCAGTCATTGAGTTCTTCCTCGGCTCGGGTGATGGCGGCCAGCGCGATGCGCTCCATCTGTTCGACAAGGCCGCCTCGGGATGGTCCAGCAGGGCGTAGGAAGGCGATCTTCCGCAGCGCCTCCAACATCATCTTCGCAGTCTCAGGCGTGATCATCGCGAGCCTCGTAGGTGGGACAGGTCTGGCCTTCGTTGTAGTTCGTCAGCAACGGCCCGGTTCGCGCATCGTAGAAAGGCCGCGCGACCATGCAGTAATCCGTCTTTTTGGCGGGATTGTCCGACCACCAACGGCACGACCGGCAGGATTGGGTGGGCGCGCTCACGTCTCGACCGCCTCTGCCAGTTCGGCCCCGTCGAACGTCCAGTCCCTCGCCCCCGCGGCGTCCTTCATGTGCGGCGGAACCCGGAGAAACACCTCCTTCGCCGTGGACGTGCACACAACCCAGAGCAGGACCAGGGGCTCGTCGTCGGGCATCTCGGCCCGATACAGCTTGCACATCACTGGCTCGTCACCGTGCGACATGCGCCAGATGGACAGACCGGACGGCTGCATTTTCGCCGTGATATCCACCTGGCCAATCGGCGTGAGCCCCATGTCGGACAGCCAACGTCCCGCCGCAGCGGACCCCCGAAGCCCGGCGTAGCGGTCCAGCATGTGCCGGCGGATTTCCGCGTTCGGCTCGTCGCGGACTTCCTCGGCGGTCAGGGTCTCTGGGGTTTCGACGACCCTCCGGTCAACCCGCAGTCCGTGGATTGCCCAGATGCCCCATCCATCGGGGTAGTGCAGGGCCGGGCCGGTGTCGCTGTGAAGACGGTTCTCCGCATCGCGGACCAGGACGGTCGGTCGCTCCGTGAGGATGACCGCGCCGGAGAACGGCCACCACCAGCCAGAGGCCGCAGCGACCTCCTTGAGCCCACGAAGGCGTGTGGCGGCTGCCAGTTCGCAGACCTCCGCGAAGTAGGCGTAGAAACTGAGCCACCCCGCGTCGTGCTGGCCCCATACGGCGCGATAGACCTGAGCCCCGACCTGAGCCCCGACCTGATCCCAGACCTGATCCCAGACCTGATCCCCGACCTGAGCCCCGACCTGAGCCCGGACCTGATCCCCGACCTGATCCCAGACCTGAGCCCCGACCTGAGCCCCGACCTGAGCCCGGACCTGAGCCCAGACCTGATCCCGGACCTGAGCCCCCGCCGCTTTTGTGCCGGATAGCAACGCTGCACCAATGGTGCCGGCCATAGGGCTATCCAGCCATACAATGATCTTGGGCGGTTCCAGCCCGGCGGCTTCATAGGCCAACCGAACCCCGGCCTCTGCACGGGGCCGATCAGCCCGCTCGGTTGATAGTCCCGTCGCAAGCCACTGGTCGCGCACCTCAGGGATGCGCGCCAGTTGAGCCGGGGTGAGTTTCGTAATCTTGGCGCCCATCGGTCAGTCCACCACGCGGACCAGACCTGCGGGGCTATATTCCCGCTGACGAACCACGCGATACACGCCCGGCGGCAAGGTGATCGGATGGTGTTCGGCCATGACGCCCGACACATATTCGTGGTTTAGGGTCGCCGGGCCAGCGCCACCGACCTCGATAAAGTCCACGTCGGCGTCGTCCGATCCGGCGAAGCGCCAGGCGGTGATGTGCTTGTCACGCAGGGCGTGTCTGTGCCCCGACCCCTCTCCGAGCGCCAACACGACATGGCCGTGTTCATCGCGCGGGGCGCGCTTGAGGGCGTCCGGCAGGGTCTCGACGCGCTGGATCAGCACGTCACCTTGGCGGGCAGTCGTTTCGATGGTGGTCATGGTGTCTCCTTGGGTTTGGGGAGTGGGCATCAGGTGGTCTCCAGATGGGCGGTGAGGGCTCATCGCCCTGCCTCGAAATCGCTGACCGCCACTTCACCAATGCCAAGGCACTCCGAGTGGTGGTGCTTCCCGCCTGACGAGTGGGGGCAGTAGCCGAAGCCGAGGGGCTTGCCGCACGTCGCGCACGGCTGAACCATCCGGCGCAGGTTGCGGAACAGCGAGACGTTGATCTGCCAGTGATGGACGTGCCAGCGCGGATGCTTCCACCAGGGCCGGAAGCGCCGGTTGAGGGCGGCGGCGACCGTGCGAACCACGCCGTCAGGCTTATGCAGCCTAGACAGGTTGTCGGTCGGGTTCAGGGCGAGATCGAAGGCAAGCGCCAGCACGTCGCGCTTCCGGGTGAAGGTGCGACGGAACACAGACTGATGTGCGCCCGCCTGCCCGTCCGGCCCACGCCACCAGCGCAGCCGCTCAAGTTCGCTTGCGACCATCGCGACCAGCGCCACCGCCTCGCCCGCCGGCAGGCGCATCCCGGTCATGTGTCGGTCTGAAATGCCCTCGTAGAACGGGTAGGGCATCGGCTCTTGGCGTGCGAGGATCAGCCGCACGTCATGCATGAAGGCCGTGTCGTCCGTGAGTTCAGCGACGGCCCACGCATATTCTCCCGGCGTCCGGTCGAACCAGCCGCAGCTATCGTCGGTGCGATTGCCCGTGCCGGGCCGCTCCGGGTCAATGTGCCAGACATCAAAGCCGATCCACGGCTCAAGGCTGTAGAGCCACTGCCCGATGCCGCCCTTGCGACGGGGATAGGGCGGGAAACTGAACACGAGCGTCTCTGGGTGGTAGCCCATTATGATTGCCTCTCGAAATCGCTGAACAGACCCTCAGCCGTGGTGAACGGGTCGCGGTTGATGGAGCGCCACCAGGCCAGTTCGTTCATCCCGCCACCTGCCAGAGAACGCGAAGTCCGAAGCCCAGCAGGAAGAAGAACACCGCAAATCCCGCCAGCGTCTTGGCCAGCCCCCCGATGCCGTCCCTGGAGGGGACAATGGGGATGAGGCGGTCGCGGTTGCCACGCTCTCGGGCGCGGATGAATTGGGGCGAAGCGGCGGTGAAGGCGTCGGTCATGACCACACCTCCGCCGTCAGTTGGACTTCGAGGAAATCGAGTATCCGCAGCGTCTCCGCGGCCTTCGGCGTATCGGGGTAGGACGCGGCGACGTGGGCGCGGAACTCAGCCAGGGTGAACGTCCGGCATCCCGCTCGGACGCAATCCCCGGTCTCAGTAGCGAAAATCATGAACTCGTAGCCGTCCGACCGATAAGCTCGGCCACGCATGGCGCTGATGATGCGTTCCGGCTTTTCTTTTGTTCCGCTCAGGTAGGCCCCGCTCAGGTAGGCCCCGCGCAGGTTGGCCCCGCTCAGGTCGGCCCCGATCAGGTCGGCCCCGCTCAGGTCGGCCCCGCTCAGGTAGGCCCCGCGCAGGTAGGCCCCGCGCAGGTCGGCCCCGCGCAGGTCGGCCCCGCTCAGGTTGGCCCCGCGCAGGTAGGCCCCGCTCAGGTCGGCCCCGCGCAGGTCGGCCCCGCGCAGGTCGGCCCCGCGCAGGTCGGCCCCGATCAGGATGGCCCCGCTCAGGTCGGCCAATTTGCCAGCCGCTCGCGCATCGGCAACAATCTTTAGTGCTTCATCACGGGTCACGGGTTAGCCTCTCTCAGGTTATCGGCATGGATCAGCGCCTCGATGTCGTTGGGGCTGAGGTCAGCGGCTTGGCGGAACGCGGCGTCGATGCGTCCGCAGGGACGGTCGCCGAACGGGAGGGGCGGAACCCGCTCCCACAGCCCGTCGATGGGCGAGAGACGCCACGCGGCGTTCAGGCCGTCGAGGAACGGGTCAGACATTGTGAGCCTCGTTCACGATGAGCTGGTCGGCTTCGTCGCCGATGAACGCGAGGATGTTGGCGACGATCTTGTCCAGAGCCGCCTTGTCCAGACCGTCGAGGATGTTGACGCGGGTCCACGTGTGGCGCTTGCCGTCGAAGTGCGAGCGCAGGGCGAATACGCCTTCAATGTCCACGTCCTCGACTTCCCCGTCGTGGCCCGGGTCGTCACGGGTCGCGGCATAGCCGGGGGCGTAGGAACCGCTGAGGTCAACCTCGACCTCGAACGTGGTGGTGGTGCTGACGTGGATGGACATTACGCGGCCTCCACGTGATGGCCGTCCCAAGATCCCGTCGCGACGGCCATTTCGGCAACGTCGAGCTTGATGGGAAGCCAACGACGGGCAGCGCCCCAGTAGTGGGCGACGCGCTTGCCGTTCTTGTTGGGCTGGATGCGAATGGTGATCGTGCGAGACATTGGGTGGCTCCCGGTTGGTTCACTCACATTGATCGCGGCTCGCGCATAACGCAAGAGGAAAAATGCGCGCGCCTTGCGATTTATTCGAACCCCTCAATCTGCGTGTTCGACCGATCCGGGTTCTTGTTCGGCTTGATGACAATCAGCCGCTCACCCTTCGCATAGGCGTTCCAGGCGCGGGCGACGGCGGCAAACGTGACGATGGTGTTGAGCTTGCCGTGGTTCCGCATCCGTTCGTTAACGGACCATTCGCGCAGGGCCAGACGGGGATCGCCGCGTTCAAGCCTTGCACCTTCCACGATGCCCTCAAGAAACGACGTGATTTCGTCGTCATAGAGGCGTCGTTCGTTGGCGAGAAAGATAACCGTGCTCACCGGGGCCGCGTTCAGGTGTCCGCCCCTACCGGCGGGGCGGCCCAGGCGCACGGCCTCAACGGTATATGGGTGTTGTTCCACGAACTCCACGATGGACGTTCGCGAGACTTTCCGTTGCTGAATCAGCCCGGTTTCGTAAAGGATGGCCATGCGCGCGACGCTGGCGACGCTGTTGGCGTTCTTCACGTCCATCAGGTTCAGGAGGTCCCCAGCCTTGCGGGTCGCGCCGCCGTCGATGGTCTGGAACGCCTCTGGCGGCAGATTGCGGATGACCAGAGACGAAATGTGGACGCCGGAGCGGACAACGGCAAAAAGCCGATGCTGGCCGTCGATTAGCTGGCCATTGACGTTGAACCTGATGGCGTCGCCGTTTGTCTGCCAGCGACCCGCCCGCATGTCCTCTGCGTAGGACTGAACAAGCCCGTCACGGGCCGGTCGGTTGTTCGTGTTGGCCTCCAGCATCTGCGCTGCGATCTGCGGTGTGATATGCTCAAGCGTTACGCTCATTTCACTCGACGCAGGACGCGCCAGAATAGCGGCTTTCGCCATGTTTTCGTCTCCCGATGCCCTCCCCGATGGAGGTGGTAGCGCAAAATGCGCGCATTATCGTGACGATGGCAAGAGGAAAATGCGCGCGCTCTGCAAAATATCATCTTGACCTTTGCGCGCGGTTCGCGTCAATCTCGCCTCATGAAACACGCAACCCTTGCCGAATGGATGAAAGCCCATCGGGTCAGAGACGCCGCCCTTGCCAATAAGCTCGGAGGCGTCATGAGCCGATCCCAGGTCAACAGGATCAGGCGCGGTGAGTGCCGGCCATCCGTTGAGAACGCCCGCGCGTTGGAGGCCATAACCGGCATCCCGGCGGCGAAGTTCGTCATGGGCGAAGCATGATCGTCCTGGCCTCTGCAATCCTCGGCATGGCGGTCTGCACCGCTATCGTCCTGATCTGCATGGCCGGGACTGACGGAGGGGGCGATGACTGACCTGATCGACGAAATCCGCCGCGAGCAAGATCGCGGCGCGTCCTACGGAGAGATTGCCTCTCGCCTCGGGATTACCAGAAACCAAGTTGCGGGACACCTTTACCGCGACCGCGTTTCTGGGCGGAGCCGATGTCCGGGGCAGACCTTTGGCGAGCGCCACTCAAAGGCGAAGCTGACAGAACGGGACGTTCGGGCCATCCGCAGGATGCGCGCATCCGGGATGCTGCTCCGCGAGATTTCCGCTCAGGTCGGCGTCCATTGGAACACCATCGGGCACATTTGCGCACGGCGGACGTGGAAGCACATCCCCGCCACAGAAAACGACGACGGCTGATTTACCCCCAGCCTGCGTCGGGGGGCGTTCGGCACTAGGCATGCTGAACGTCCCCAACCCTTGGAGGAAACGTGACCATAACATTTATCATCCCCGGACGCCCGACAGGCAAGGGTCGGCCCAAGTTCGCCCGCCGCGGCGCGGGGGTTTCGACCTACACGGACGCCAAAACCGCCAGCTACGAGAACAAGGTGGCGGTATTCGCCCAGCAGGCTTTCGTCGGCATCCCGGCCCACACGGGTGCGGTAGAGATGACGGTTATTGCGTATTTCAAGCCGCCCGCGTCTGCGTCGAAGGTCGCCGTCGAGCGCATGTTGCGCGGAGATCCCCGCACGCATCCGACGGTCAAGCCCGACTTTGACAACATCGTTAAGGCTGTTCTGGACGGTCTGAACGGCATTGCCTTCGCCGACGACAAACAGGTCACCTGGGTCAACGGCGGCAAGCGTTACGGCCTGAACGATCAGGTCTATGTGGAAATCAAGGAGGACAGATGACCAGCAATGTCGCGGGCAACCGCCGGGGAATGGCGCGCACGTTCAAGGTTTGGACGCCCAAGGACACCGCAGCCATCGAGGACATGCGCGCCCAAGGCCTCAGCTATCAGGTCATTGCTGACCGCATGGGTCGCACGGCTGACGCCGTAAAGCGCCACCACCGCCGCAAAGCCCCGTTTGTCCACGTCAAGGTGACGGCCCCCGTCACGCAATACCGCTACACCGACCGGGGCGAACCCATCGGCGGACGGGACATGTTGCCGCAGGACGACGCCGATTACATCGCTGCGTGCATTGCCGGCGGCGGGTTCACTCGTGAGAACTTCTGGGGTCTGCGCTGATGGGCATTCTGGCGAAGACCCTGGCGAACGTATCGTCCTACGGGGCGAAAAATACCGGCCTGTGGAACGAGCTGATGGACCGCTTGACGGAATGCGTTCTTCCGGCAGACGTTGATGCGGTCGAGCGGTGGATAGACGAAAACCCGTTGTCCATCCCGGTCGCCTGGTCGGAGCCTCTCGCGGAGGTCATCGCCAAACGGCGCGAAGAAATTGATGAGGACGATGTTGCGACCATCCTACGGGGTAACTTCGACTTCTGACATGCGACCCGGCGCAACCGGGATTGAAACGGAGACATAGTGAAATGGCGCTTGGTTTGAACACAGAGGCCGGCGGTGGTGATTATACCCCGGTCCTGAAATACGACGCCCGTGCGGGGCGCATGTTCCGGGTTGATCGGTCGCAAGACAGCGCCGGCAGCTGGAACACGGACAACGTGGAGGTGACGAACGGCTTTCAGGCCGTGTTCGACCTCGACAACATCGAGGTGGGCTGGATTCTGTTCGCCGCCGGCGTCGCGCCGTCCTGGGACATGGTGGCCCTCGGCCAGCCGCTCCCGGCCCGCCCGTCCGATCAGCACAAGCAGGGCTTCCGCCTGAACCTGAAGCTGGGCAAGGCCAGCGGCGGGGACGTGCGGGAATTCGCGTCCACGGCCAAGGCCGTGATCGGCGCGGTGGACGGCCTGCACGAGGCGTTCCTGAAGGGGAGGTCCGCCAACCCCGGCAAACTCCCTGTCGTCGCCATGACCGGCGCAACGCCGATCACGACCGAGGGCAAGGGGCAAAAGTCGACGAACTACACGCCGGTCTTTGCCATCAAGTCCTGGGTGGACAAGCCGGCGGAGTTGGGCGGGAATGCGGCCCCGGCTGCGGAGCCCGTCAAGCAGCCCGAACCGGAACCCGTCGCGGCATTGGCTGACGACGAGTTTTAGAACCAAACCTTGGGGGTGGCGGTGGTGTCTATCAGTCCGATCATATCTGCCGATACGGCGGCAATGCGTGAGCATCTGGCGTTTCTGTTCGGCAGAGCCCTTTCGGGCAGGGTGGAAATCACCGCCATTCACACAGACAAGGAAGCGGGACACCGGCCACGGACCCGCTTTTTTAACGTCGATGAGATGGACGACGCAGCGGACTACGCCGCCCGCGTCAATGCCGATGCCGGGTGGAACGCCTATGTCGGCGCGGCCCTTCGCAAGGACGACGTGTTTCCCGGCCAGGCCGCAGACGACGCCGACTTCCTGCGGGTTTATGCCGTCTGGGCAGATGCTGACGACGGCGACCATCTGGACCGCGCCCGCGATACTTACCGCGCCCTTGGCATAACGCCGCCCATGATTGTCGTCACCGGACGCACGCCGTCCAGACGGGCGCAGATGTGGTGGCCGCTGGATAACCCTATCGACGACATAGACGCCCTGCGCGGCCTTCTGAGGGGCATAGCGGGCGTTCTCGGCACCGACCCGAAGGTCTGCACCGGCAAGCAGCTCATGCGCCTAGGCGGGTCTGTGGCGTGGCCGAAGAAGGAAGATCGCATCCTTGAACGGACGGAAGTCGTGCGCGTTGAGCGCGCCGCCCGTGAGTTCAGCATGGAGCAACTGGCGCGGGCCTTCCCGCCGCAGGAACGTCCGACCGGGTCCGGTGTGACGATTGATGTTCAGGTCGAACACGGCGGCGCTCTGGGGCTTGAAGAACGCATCATGGATGGGCGGGAGGGTTATGCCTTCCGTCTGATCCGCGCCCATCTGCGGGAGTATATCGGGACCACGGGCAGCGAACCCGATGCGGACGAACTCTATAAGATCGTGGCGCCCATCTATCTGGCCAAGACCGATCAGGTTCGCCCAGGTCGCGGCCCGGCTTTTCTGAAAGAGAAAGTCGGCGAGGCTCTGAGGACCTACCACGCCGGCCACATCCCCGGCATGAAGGATCTTGAAGAAGCGGTTCTGACGTGGGCGCAGCGTCATCCGTCCGACGATAACGACCCTTTGGACGATGACGCAGAGGGTATCCATAGTGTGGACACCCCCTCTGGCCCTTTCCGTGCGTCCGACTTCACCGGGGACGCCCCGGAGCGTCAATGGATCGTCAAGGACTGGATCGTCTCAGGAGCCGTCAACAGCCTCTATGGCGACGGTGGGCTAGGCAAGACCCTGCTGGCCCAACAACTGGCCTGTAGCGTCTCTCTGGGGGTTCCGTGGCTGGGTCTGGAGGTCAGCAAGGGCAGCGTCCTTGCGGTACTGTGCGAGGACGACAAGAACGAGCTGCACCGGCGGCATAACAGCATCAAGGCGGCGATGGGTTACGTCGTTGGCAATCCGTTCGATGACGTATGGCTGTGGCCGCGCGTAGGCGAGGACAATACGCTGGTCCGGTGGGATCGGGACGCCAAGGCGACCCTCGCTCCGTTCGCCAAAACCCTCGCCGATCAGGTGCGGTTTCTGCAACCGTCGCTGTTGATCCTCGACACGCTGGCAGACTTCTACGGCGGCAACGAAATCGACCGCGTTCAGGTCAACTACTTCGTCAAGACGGTCCTGGGTGGCCTGATCAAGGAACGCGAGGACACCGGCGACACGCTGACCGTCCTGCTGCTCGGACATCCCTCCGTCGCCGGCAAGGCGTCAGGGAGCGGCTACAGCGGCTCAACCGCATGGAACGCCGCAGTCCGCTCACGCATCTATCTGGCGCGCCCAGAGGAGGGTTCCAGCGACGAACGCATCCTGACGCGGGGCAAGGCCAACTATGCCGCATCGGGCGATGAGACGGCCCTGCGGCTGTTCTTCGCCAACGGGGCTCTGCACGCCGAGAACGACACCGACGACAGCGATAGCGTGTACCAGGGTGCGCTCAGAGAGGTCGAAAGAATGGTTCTTTCGGCCTGGCGTGCGAGCCGTCCGTACACCGCCGCCAAGGGCTCTGCGCGGTATATCTACACCGCACTGGCATCCGATCTGGACCGCGCCGGGTTCTCAACTTCAACCGTCAGACAGGTCATTCGTCAGGCCCTGGAGGACGGAAATATCTATCTTTCCAGAGACAAAAGCCGGCGGGGATACCGCTGCGAAACGGGAGACTAAAAATGTGTCATGTGTCTGTAATAACTACGGAAAAAGGCATCAGCCGTCACCCCTTCCGTCATCAGGCGGAAAAAACAGTGCCGTCATCACCTCATGTCTTTGATTTCTTTATGAAAAAAGGCGTCACCCGTCACCGCCGTCACCCTGGTGACGGTCGTGCCGTCATCTCCTTGCAAAATCAAACACTTAGCCTCGCCTACGCGCGCGCGCCCACGCGGGGGATTTACCTAACGGTAAATCGGCGGGGCTTGGTGACGCCCCCCGCCTGTGGGGCGGGGGCGTCACCCGCCCCCTCGGACCAAAGGAACAACCATGCCCAGCTCTGAGGATTGCGCCGCGCTGGCGGCCTACATCGCGGGCGTCGACGACTTCGCGCGCATCGCCGAAACGAAGTGGGGGATGGACCGTCTGCCGATGCTGGTGACGGACGATCTGCGCGCCAAGTTCAACCGCCAGGCCGACCTGTGGTCTCAGGCCATCACAGAGGCCCACGAGGCCCGTCACCTGACCCGTGACCAGCTTCAGGCCGTTGTCGCCCGTAGCGCCGCCATGAAGCGCGCATGGACCGCCCTGGACATCGCTGCCGAGGAAGCAGGCCACCGGCCCGTCGCGCCGTGGGTGTGGGAAGCGCGCTTGAAAGACGGAACGGTCGCGGCTATCGTCCAGACCAACGCGGAAGCGTCGCACGTGATTGCCGAGGGACGGCATGTCGCGGTCTATACGCTGGAGGAGGTCGCCAACGTGATCGACAGTCTGGGTTCTCTCCGCATCGCCAAGCAGATCTTCCCCGGCGCGAAGGTCCGTCCCCAGCGTGATACGTCGTGGGTCCGCCACGGCGACCCGGTGCCGTTCTGATGGACGGATCACAAACCATCGCATGGGTCGAACGCAGGGTCGGCGCTCTCACCGAGGCCAAGATCGAAGCCCGTCAATCCACCATGCGCCTGGATGTCGAAGCCGCCCGCGACCGGCTGCAACATGACCTGATCCTGAAAACCGACAAGACCATGTTTGCCTACGCCGTCACGGGGAGGCCCGTATGATCGCCCTCGCCCTCAACATCGCCGCTTTCCTGTTCCTCTGGACCGTCGTCGGCACAATCCTCCTCGCCGCTATCGCCGGCATCAAATCAATGTTCCGCTAATGGATTGGCCTGCGGATTCAGTCTCGCGCCGCAAGGTCTCGGACCTTGTTCCCTACGCCCGCAACGCTCGCACGCACAGCGATGAACAGGTCGCCCAGATCGCCGCGTCAATCAGTGAGTGGGGGTGGACGGTTCCGGTCCTCGTTGATGAGGCTGGTGGCCTCATAGCGGGCCACGGTCGCGTCCTGGCGGCAAGAAAGCTGAAGCTGGCAGAAATCCCCGTTATGGTCGCGACGGGCTGGAGCGAGGCGCAGAAGCGGGCTTACGTCCTGGCCGATAACAAGCTGGCCCTAAACGCCGGATGGGACGCCGACCTGCTCAAGGTCGAGTTGGCGGAGCTTCAGTCGCTTGACTTCGACGTCGGCCTGACCGGGTTCTCGGAGGATGAACTTGCGGCCCTGCTTGCGGGCACAAGCGAGGGCCTGACCGACCCCGATGAAATCCCCGAGACGCCCGCAGACCCGATCACAACCATCGGCGACGTCTGGACGCTCGGGAAGCACCGGCTGGTCTGCGGAGACAGCACAGACGCCGACACCGTGGCCAAGGCTCTTAATGGCGTGTCTCCACACCTGATGGTCACGGACCCTCCCTATGGAGTTAATTACGACGCCAACTGGCGGAACGAAGTAGATAGGGCGAACGGCAAGCCCTCCGGCGGTCGCGCCGTAGGTAAAGTGTCGAACGACGATCGATCCGATTGGCGGGAAGCGTGGGCGCTTTTTCCTGGGGACGTGGCTTACGTTTGGCATGCGATGAAAGTGGCCCATTTGGTTGCGGATAGCCTGAACGCTTCCGGCCTCGAAATCCGCGCGCAGATTATCTGGGCCAAAAACCAACTCGTCATTGGGCGCGGTCACTATCACCCCCAGCACGAACCCTGTTGGTATGCGGTGAGGAAATCAGCCACGGGTCACTGGCAAGGAGACCGGAAGCAAACGACCCTCTGGCAAATCGACAAGCCCCGCAAATCAGAAACCGGCCACAGCACACAAAAGCCCGTCGAGTGCATGAAGCGTCCGATAGAAAATAACTCTAGCCCCGGCCAGGCTGTTTATGAGCCGTTCTCGGGATCAGGCACCACAATCATCGCAGCAGAGATGACCGGACGCTCCTGCCACGCTATCGAACTGTCGCCAGCCTATGTCGACGTCGCTATTATCCGTTGGCAGGAGTTCACCGGGAAGGACGCAACCCTTGAAGCAACCGGACAAACCTTCAACGACATCTCCAAAGACCGGCAAGGGCAAGCGGCGGCCTAAACCCGACGACATCCCACCGTTCATGCTCCTTGTGTCCGAGGGCGCTTCGCTCAGGAAGGCGTGCGAAGAACTCGGCGTCGATTTCCGGCACATGCACGCTTATGTGGACGCCGATGACGACATGAGGCGACAATACGCGCGTGCGCGGGAACATCGGTCAGACGCTCTCGCAGAACAGGCACTGACCCTGGGCCTCGCTGCTGCGGCCGGCCGGATGGAGCCAAACGGCGTCAGGGTGGCGATTGATGCGATCAAGTGGGTGGCGGGACGGATGAACCCGAAGGCAGACGCCACCAATCTGAACCTGAACATGACCGTCTCAACGGGCGTCCCCCGTGCCGACGATTAGCACCGGCTACGAGCCCCGAGCGGCGTTCGTCCCGTTCCACATGCGGACAGAGCGTTGGGCCTCGCTGGTCTGCCACCGCCGGGCCGGCAAGACCGTTGCCTGCGTCGCTGACATCGTTGACGCCGCGCTCAGATCCACGAAGGAACAACCCCGCTTCGCCTACGTCGCCCCGTTCTACACGCAGGCCAAGGACGTGGCGTGGGTCTATCTGAAGCGCATGGTTCAGGACATCCCGCGCACCTCGATCAACGAGAGCGAGCTACGGGTTGACCTGTTCAACGGGGCTCGCATCCGGCTTTACGGCGCGGACAACTTCGACCGGCTCCGGGGCATCTACCTCGACGGCATCATCCTGGACGAATATGCCGACATGGACCCGCGCGCCTGGCCCGAGGTGATCCGTCCGACCCTCTCCGACCGCAAGGGCTGGGCCACGTTCATCGGCACGCCGAAGGGCCGCAACGACTTCTGGCGGATGCACACGTTCGCAGAGGCTAACCCTGACTGGTTCGCTATGACCCTCAAGGCGGATGAGAGCGGGCTTCTCGACGCCGAGGAGCTGGCCGACGCCCGGCTGACCATGACGCCGGAGCAATACAGTCAGGAGTATCTGTGCAGCTTCGATGCGGCCATCCTGGGGACCTACTACGGCAAGGAGATGGAACAGGCGCAGGCCGTGGGGCGCATAACCTCAGTCCCGTACGACAAGGCCCTGCCGGTCCATACCGCATGGGACCTCGGGTTTAGCGACAGCACGTCGATATGGTTCTGGCAGGTCGCCGCCGATCAAATCCGCATCATCGACTACTACGAAAGCCACGGCCAACAACTCCCGCACTATGCCGCCGTGCTGGCGTCCAAGGGATACAGGTACGGGACGCACAACTTCCCGACGGACGTGCGGGCGACGGTCCTGGGGATGCACCGCACGCGGGTTGAGACGCTGATGGACCTCGGCATAACCCCGAAGGTCCTGACCGATCACAAGGTCATGGACGGCATCAACGCCGCTCGCGTCCTGTTCCCGAAGATGTGGTTCGACGCAGGATGCAGCGATGGTCTGGAGGCCCTGCGTCAGTATCGGACGGAGTTCGACGAGAAGAAGAAGACGTTCAAGGACAACCCGCTGCACGACTGGACTAGCCACGCCTCAGACGCCTTCCGCTATATGTGCCAAGCCTACCGCGACATGACGCCAGATCCGAAGCCCAAGCCGGTCAAGCCCAAGGGCATCATGGACGCGACGTTTGACCAGCTTATGGGGATGCAGAGGCCGCGCGAGGAGTTCATCTAGCCCCATCTTGCCAATTCCATCGGGTTGATAGACTATCGCCCGAACAGGAGCGCCCGCGTTGGACGACATCGGACCGGACATCGACACGGGCGAGGGCAAGGAAGCCCGGCGGTGGATGACCGCGCTGGATGAGTGCGACAAGTGGCAACGGAACTACCTGGACCGTTGCAAGCGCATCGTCCGCCGGTATCGCCACGAACGCACGATGACCGCGATGGGCGCACCGCTGACGACCGACGCCCGGCGGTTCGCTATCCTGTGGAGCAACATCCAGACGCTAGGACCCGCCGTCTATGCGCGAACCCCTCAACCCGTCGTCTCACGCCGCTACAAGGACAGTGATCCTACGGGCAGACACGCCGCCGAAGTCCTTGAGCGGTCCCTCACCTATTCGATGGATCAATACGAGTTCGACGACCATATCAGGCTCGCGCGCGACGACTTCCTCCTTCTGGCCCGTGGCATCGTGTGGGTTCGCTACGTTCCCCACGCCGCCCAAGATGAAACCCGCGAAGATGTAACCGCCGAGATCGAGGACGACGGCCCGTCCGTCACCACGACAGCGGAGATCGAAGGCGAGGTCCCGTATGCCGAGGTCGTCTGCGACCATGTGGCGTATGACGATTGGGGCATGGAGCCCTGCCGGTCATGGGATGAGGTGTCCTATGTCTGGCGCAGGGTGTTCATGTCCCGCGCGGACCTGATCGAACGCTTCGGGAAGAAGATCGGCAAGGAAGTCCCGCTGGACTGGACGCCGCTCTACGACACGTCCAACGACAGCGAGAAGGCGGAGAAGGTCAAGCGCGCCGCCGTCTATGAGATCTGGTCGAAGGATGACCGCAAGGTCTATTGGGTCAATCGGTCCTATCCGAAGGGATGCCTGGATACGCGGGATGACTGGCTGGGGCTCAAGGGGTTCTTCCCCTGTCCCCGGCCCCTGACCGGCACGCTGGCCCCGGATAGCTACATCCCCGTCCCCGACTTCGTTTACTACGAGGACCAGGCCAACGAACTCGACAAGCTGACCGCTCGCATCGGCGTCCTGATTGATAGCCTCAAGATGATCGGGGTCTATGCCGGCGAGGAACAGGCGATCCTGCAAAACCTGTTCAGCCAGCCCTCGGGGACCATCGTCCCCATCGCGTCTATGGCGCAGTGGTCGGATAAGGGCGGGTTCAAGGGGCTGATCGAATGGATGCCGATTGAACTGGTCGCGGCGACGCTGATGGAGTGCTTCAACGCCCGCAAGCAGATCCTTGAGGACATCTACCAGGTCACAGGGATGAGCGACATCATCCGGGGCATGTCCGACCCGCGTGAGACCGCGACGGCTCAGGCGATGAAGGGCAATTGGGGCAGTCTCAGGGTTCGGGACAAGCAGAAGGAACTGGCCCGGTTCGCGCGTGACGTGCTGCGGCTTCAGGGTGAAATCATCGCCGGGCAGTTCGGGGTCTCGACGCTCAAGGCGATGACGGACCTCAAGATGTTCGACGCGCCCGAACAGAAGATGATCGTTCAGCAGGCGATGCAGTCGGGCTTGCCGATGCCTCCGGGTGCGAACGCCCAGGAGATGCAGGAGATGATGACCCGGCCAACGTGGTCGGAGGTGAACGCGCTCCTGAAGGACCAGGCGCTTCGCCAGTTCCGCATCGACGTGGAGACCGACAGCACGATTGAGCCGAACGAGACGGAGGAGAAGCAGGCCCGCGTCGAGTTCGTCACGGCCATCGGTCAGCTTCTGGGTTCATCCCTGCCGTTCCTCCAGTCCGCCCCGCAGATGGCTCCGCTTGTGGGCGAGAGCGTCAAGTTCCTGGCCCGTGGGTTCAGGGTCGGTCGCGAGATGGAGGACGTGATTGAAACCGTGTTTGAGCAACTGCAAAAGAACCCGCCGCAGGTTCCGGGAAAGCCGGGACAGGCCGGAGACCCGCAAGCTCACGCCGTCGCCCAGACCGACATGCAGGCCGAACAGATCAAGGCGCAGGCCGAAGCCCTGAAGGCCCAAGCCTCCGTTCAGGTCGCGCAGATCAAGGCGCAATCGGATGCGATGAACGCCCGCCTGCACGAAGGCGACCAGCAGCTACAGCACAACGACCAGCAACTGCGCTTGGTCGCCCTCAATCGAGACCCCAACCCGCAGGCGGTAAGCAATGGCTAGCAATGTCGCGTTTATCGGCCACGTCGACCACGGTCGGCTGTTCTGCAATGCCGCGTGCGAGGTGGTTGAGGCCGGGTTTCGCACAGATGGGCCGGTGGACATGCCGTATGAGGGCGAGGGCCTGACCGTGAGGGAACTGCCGTGACGACAGTCGACTATTCCCAGCTTGGAACGTCCGCCGATCTCCTCGGCACGGATCTGATTGCGACGTGGCGCTCATCGGGTCCGCTCAAGACGGTCACGGGCGCGATTGCCAAGGCGTATTTCGGGGCGGACTACCTGCCTCTGGCCGGCGGAACGATGACCGGGGCGCTTGTGGCCTATGCGGGGACGGAGAGCCTTCCGGGGCTTTCGTTCGCCTCGGACACCGATACCGGCATCTATCGCATCGCGGCCAACAACGTCGGCATTGCGGTCGGCGGTGTGAAGGTCGCGGACTTCGCTTCGGGGGCTTCGTCCATCGTCGGCACGCTGACCGCTACAGCGTTCTCTGGCCCGCTGACGGGGAATGTCACGGGAAACGTGACAGGGAATGTCACCGGGGCCGTGACTGGCAACGCTTCGACCGCAACGGCGCTTGCCACCGCTCGGACCATCTCGATCACCGGGGACATGACCTACACGTCAGGCAGCTTCGACGGATCGGCCAACGTAACAGCGGCGGGGACGCTGGCGACAGTCAACAGCAACGTCGGCTCCTTCACCAACGCCTCGATCACCGTCAACGCCAAGGGGCTGGTCACGGCGGCCAGTTCGGGGTCATCCTCTGCGGGGCCGTCGTTCGTCGACGTGGTCGGCAAGACGGCATCCTATACACTCGTGCTAGCCGACGCCGGGAAGGCGTTTTACCTCTATTCGTCCGGTGCAATCGTCATCCCTGCGAATGCCTCAGTGGCGTTTGAGATTGGCACGTCCATCCGCATCTACAGCAACCACTCCGCGACGATCAGCATCACGACTGACGTCCTCTCGTGGTTCACAGGCTCGGCCATATCAAGCGGGACGCGGACCATCGCCGCCGGGGGCTGGTGTGACATCGTGAAGTATGACGCCGGAACATGGTATCTGACGGGCCAAGGGATCACCTGATGCGCTACGTCTGGAGGGACGGCGAGCTTATCCCGAAGCACCTGGCCCCGCGCACCCCGGTTGCCCGGTCATCCCTGCCCGCGCCCTACATCCGAAGCGATGGCATGGACGCCACGCTGAACCACGCCAACGGCCTCCTCTATGATAGCAAGTCTGCATATGAGCGCGCCGTGAAGGATGCCGGGTGCGAGATCGTCGGCAATGACAGCGCCTTCCAGGGCGAGCGTATGCACGAGACGACCACGCCCGGCGGGCTGGAAAACGACATCAAGGACGCAATCGACCAACTTGGAGGGATATGATGGCCGACGATTTTGACGACATGAGCGCGGATATCGAAGCCGCGATGAAGGGTGACGCGCCCGTTGAAGCCGTCGCCGCAGAGCCGATCCTGCCCGCTGATACGCAGGAAACCCCGGAGCAAACCGAGGCCCGGACCCGCGACGAAAACGGGCGGTTTGCCAAAGCCCCGGAAGATGTGCAAGATACGCCTGCTTCGGGCGAGGAACCTGAAAAGACCATCCTCCCCCCTCGGACTTGGACTGCCGCTGCAAAAAGCAAGTTCGCTCAACTCGACCCCGATGTTCAGCAGGAAGTCCTGCGCCGGGAACGCGAGATTGAAGCCGGCAAACAGCAATGGGATACCAAGGCTGAAGCGTTCAACAAGCTGGATGCGGTCATTGCTCCCGTGCGTGACCGTCTGACGATGTCGGGGCTCACCCCGGACACCTACATCGCGGCCCTTGTTCGGGCGGATGAGATGCTCCGAGGCCCCCAGCAGATTCAGGCAATCCAGATGTTGGCCCAGCAATACGGGATCAATCTGGGCGCAATTCAGGGCGGACCACAGGCGCAGCCACAGCAATGGCAACCTGACCCGCAATACCAAGCCTTGCAGTCTCAGTTTCAGCAGCTCCAGGCGCGTCTCGACCAGGACGCCCAAGCCAAGCAGGAACAGGACCATCAAGCCACGCTGGCGCGCATTGAAGCGTTCGCATCCGACCCGGCTAACATCTACTTCGACAACGTGCGAGGCGAGATGGCGGCTTTGATACAGTCGGGAGCGGCGAAGGATCTGCCAGACGCCTACGACATGGCTATCCACGCAAGGCCGGACATCCGCCAACTCCTCGCCGCAGCGGCAGCGTCGAAAGCGCAAACCGCACCGACCAGGCCAAACGGACTGTCCGTCACCGGGGCGCAACGTGGGGCCGCCAAGGCCAACGGAACGCCCTCAACCGGCAACGTTGAAGACGACGTTCTAGCGGCCTTTAGGGAGGTCGAAGGGCGCGTCTAGAAGGAAACCTAAGGGATGGCATCCCCCAACCTGAGTGAAATCATCACCACGACCCTGCGCAACCGCACGGGCAAGCTGGCTGACAACGTGACCAAGAGCGTCGCGCTGTTCAACCGGATGAAGAAGCGCGGAACGATCAAGCCGGTCTCCGGCGGTCGGACCATTCTTCAGGAACTCGAATACGCCGAAAACGCGACCTATCAGCGTTACAGCGGCTATGAGGTCCTCGACATCAGCCCGTCGGACGTGTTCACCGCCGCCGAGTTCGACTGGAAGCAGGGCAGCGTCGCTGTCACGATCTCCGGCCTGGAAGGCAGCGTTCAGAACACCGGCGCCGAAGCGATCATCAACCTCCTCAGCGCCCGCATCCGGAACGCCGAGAAGACGATGGTCAACAACATCTGGGGCGACATGTATTCGTCCGGCACCGCCTCCAGCGGCAAGCAGATCGGGGGTCTTCAGCTTCTCGTGGCTGACGACCCGACGACCGGCACCGTGGGCGGCATCAACCGGGCGACCTGGACTTTCTGGCGTAACCAGAAGTTCCAGACGACCTCGGACGGTGGCTCGGCCCTCTCCACGGCCAACGTGCAGCGCTACATGAACTCGATCTACTCGCAGCTCGTGCGCGGCACCGACAAGCCCGACCTGATCCTCTCGGCTCAGGCGTTCTACAACACCTACCTCAACAGTCTTCAGGCCATTCAGCGGATCACCACGACCGACGAAGGCCTGGCTGGCTTTGAGACCCTGAAGTACATGGGCGCTGACGTTGTGCTGGACGGCTTCACGTCCGGTTCGGCGGGTGGTGCGGCTGGTGCGGCCTCTGGTTGCCCGGCCTCGCATATGTATTTCCTGAACACGAACTACATCCACTGGCGCCCCCATACGGACCGGAACATGGTCCCGCTGGAGACCGTCCAGTCGATCAACCAAGACGCCACGGTCAAGCTGATCGTTTTCGCTGGCAACATGACCCTGAGCAACGCCTTCCTTCAAGGCGTGATGTTCTCCACCTGATAGGAGGCCGATATGGCTGCTGCTACCTCTGCAACCCTGTGGGCCATTACTCCGATTGCGGGTGTTGACCTCGGGTCCAAGTCGTCCACGCCGTCCCATGCGGCGCTGACGCGGCTCAACGGCAACGATGGGCACGTCTACATCTACGGCAAGGCGTCCGAAGCCATCGGCTCGATCACGACCTGCATCGTCGGCACTGCCGGCTCGTGCAGCTCTGACAGCGGGTCGGCGGGCTGGACCGCCAATGTCCCCGGAGGCGCTGCGACCGGCCAGTATTTCTGGCTGAAGCGCACGACCCTGGCTTAAGCCCCTCCTCCAAGGGTGCTTCCGAGGGCGGCTCATTCGCTTAATTGCGAGTGGGCCGTTTTCGTGTAAACTCGGCAGACCTTGGAGGGGTGCGCATGATCCACGTCGTCAGCGTCCGTGTCGGGACCAAATACGGCCCCGAATACGTCGCCATCCTTCACGACATGATCGGGCGCAACCTGTCCAACGCGGACGACGTGCGGCATTGGTGTCTGACCGACGACCCCGACAGCCTGCCCGAAGGCATCACGGCCATCCCGCACTTCAAAATCCTGCCCGGCTGGTGGCAGAAGGTCGGGTTGTTCTCCCCGAAGATGCCTTGGGGCGTGGGCGACCGGGTTCTCTACATGGACCTCGACGTGGTGGTCACGGGCCGTCTAGAGGACCTCGCCGAACGCAAGGGTATCATCAAGGACTGGCATTGGCCGACGTATAATTCGTCGGTCATGGTGTGGGACCACGGCGAACACACGCTCATCTGGGATGCGTTCCACCCGTCCCGAATTACTGCGCCGGGAAGGCTAGTCCCGCCCGAACTTCTCCCCAAGGGTCAGGTCAACGGAGGCGATCAGGAGTGGATCAGCCATTGCGCCCCTGACTGGCCGACATTCCCGCCTGACTGGTGTGTGACCTACCGCGACGCCCAGACGTGGCCTCCCAACGAGTGCAAGGTGGTTGTCTTCCACGGCGAAACGACAAGCCGCACCTGACCGCCCCTGATAGCTGGGTGCGGAACATCTGGAAGGTCGGCGGGTTCACGTCATTGCCGGCGATGAAGGGCATGAACGTGACGCACGACCAGGCGCTTGCCAACGTGCGGGAGAACGTCAAGCGGGACGTGGAATGGTTCACCGGCTTTCCCGAACAGAAGGGGACGCTGGTTCTCGTATGTGGCGGGCCTTCCATGAAGGAGAACCTTGCCGAGATACGCGCGCACAAGCAGCGCGGGGCGAAGGTCTGCACGGTCAACAACGCGCTCAGGTTCATGCTCGACCAGGGGCTCAAGCCTGACAGCCACGTCATTCTGGACGCGAGGCCGGAGAATGTGGAGTTCCTGAAGGACGCACCGATGGGTGTCCGCTACTTCCTTGCATCGCAGTGCGACCCGATCCTGTTCGACGCTCTGAAGGGCCGCGACGTGATCCTGTGGCACAACGGGATCGGCGACGGGGCGGAGCTTGAGGAGATAGCCGAGGGACGTGACAAGCCCGTGGTGGTGGTCCCTGGGGGCTGCACGGTGGGGCTCAGGGCGCTTTGGCTGGCGTTCGGCTCGGGATACCGCAAGCTGCACGTCTATGGCATGGACAGCAGCTACCACGACGACGCGCATCATGCCTATCCGCAGGCGCTGAACGACAATGAGGACACCATCTGGATCGCTCTTGGCGAAGGCCGGTATCGGTGCGCGAAGTGGATGGCCCGGCAGGCGTCGGACTTCCAGCGGTCCTATCCGGAACTCAGGGCCGCAGGTATGAAGATTTGGGTCCACGGTCGGGGGCTCATCCCCGATCTGGCGAAGGCCCTGAAAGCGCAGGAGGAAGCATAATGCCCACACCTATGAAGAAATACGGCAATGTCACGATGGATTGGGGAAGGGGCGTCCAGTTCGACGTTGAAGGGTTCGAGCGAACGGACGGGGAGGCCCTGACCGATGAGGAAAAGCGATACTTTGTGGCTATGACCGGAATTATGATGGCGGCATACATGGAACACGAAATGAAGGGGCGGTTTAAGTCCGGCCCGCCCGTCACATCTTCGGATAGCGACATCTACAAGGCAGCGGTGAGCCTTTGGGGTGAGCCCTCGGAGTGGGGCAAGGTGCCGCAGGAGGAAGCATGACCGATTGGAACCTGATTGACGGATCGGATCTGAAAGAGGGCGAGGTTGTCGCGCTCCTCGGTCCGGGCAAGGAACTGGCGCTTGGGAAGAAGGACCCGAACTCGCCGACCGGGTTCATAACGCTCCCGCTGGCGATGTGGATACCCGTCTATTACGTCCGCTTCCCCACGCCTCCCGACATGGGCATTGCGCCCGGTGAGGTGGGGATGATCGGCCTGACGCCGACCGTCTCGGGTGACATCACGGTCATCCATGATCCAGCATGACGGCATGTGGTGGCCTGACGCAGACAAGCGGGCCAGACAGATCATCACGGGCGACTGTGAGCGGGATATCGCGTTCATCCTGCCCTACGTCGAAGGCCGTGAGTGCATCGTTCAGGCCGGTGGCAACGTGGGGGTCTATGCCCTCGCCCTGGCCGATCACTTCAAGCGCGTCGTCACGTTTGAACCTGACCCTGCCAACTACGCCTGTCTGGACGCAAACCTTGAGGCGCGGGACGGGCTGGGGCGGGTGGTCGCGTTTCACTCAGCCTTGGGTGAGAAGACGGGCAACTGCGTCCCCATCGCGGTTGAGGCCGACAATTGCGGCGCGCACCGGATCGGGACGAAGGATACAGGGCCAATCCCCATTATCCCGCTAGACAATATCAAGCTGAACCATTGCGATGCGATCTGGCTGGACGTGGAGGGGTTTGAACTGTTCGCGCTGAAGGGCGCTGAGCGGACCATCCGCAAGTTTTGGCCCGTCATCATCTGCGAGGAAAAGAGCCTCGGCGAGGTCTATAACGTGGGTCGCCACGATATCGAGAACCTCCTCGAAGGCATGGGTTACGAACTGACCGCCGGGTTCCACAATGACCGGCTTTACGTGAGGGCGACATAATGGCTGAACCAGACACCTCTATCCCGAGGTTCTTCCGGGACAAGATGCAGAACAACTTTCGATCTCAGCAGGAAGGCCGGCCCGTCTATGACGACGTGGAAAAGGTCGAGATTGTCATCCCCGGCATGACGCAGAGCATCGCGGTCGAGCGGGTGAACGAAGGTCACAAGATGCGATGGCCTCAGCACTACGCCGCGTTTCAGAAGGGCCTGGAACCCGTCCACGACGGCACGCCGCTGGAGGAGTGGCCCCCGCTCTCTCCGGCCCAGGTGGCGAACCTGAAGGCGCTTCAGGTCCACACCGTCGAGCAACTCGCCAATATCACCGACACGGCCATTCAGAAGATCGGGATGGGCGCGCGGGAACTGAAAACCAAAGCCGCCGCATGGCTCGACCAGGCCAAGGGCGGGGCTGCACTGTCTCAGGCGCTGGCTGAAAACGCCAAGCTCCGGGATGAACTCGAAACCATGAAGGCCAACCATGACCAACTCGCACAAGCCGTCGCCCGCCTCTCCGCCTCGGCGGGAACTGATTAGCCAAATTGAGCCGCTGAACCGCACCGCGGCGCTTTGTTCTATCTGGACGATGGGCGCGAAATGTTCCAGTATAGCTGACGCGAATAACATCATCGGGCCGCGTGAGGCGACCGAACGTGACCGCGCCGAACACCTTGGCGAATACGCGGGTTTCCGGCGGTCCATAGATGACGCTCCTAACGATAGTCCAGCAGGTTTGCCGACTGACGGGCCTTCGGGTTCCGACGGAAGTGGTGAACTCGACGGACACGCAGGTTCAGCAGCTCTACGCCCTCGCCAACGAGGAAGGCCAAGAACTCGCCCGTAGCTTCGAATGGGAAGCCCTGAACCTCGAACAGACGTTCACCACGACGGCGACGGAGGTTCAGGCGGCGGCAATCCCGGCGGACCTAGACCACTTCCTGCCAAACACGTTCTTCAACAGAACCACGCGGCTGACCCTGATCGGACCGATCACGCCGCAGCTCTGGCAGGCCATCCAGGCACAGCCCCAGCTTAACCGGGTGTATCTGTGCTTCCGGGAGCGGGACGGGGATTTCCTCATCACCCCGACCCCTCCCGCCGATCAAACCATCGCCTACGAATACGTCTCGACCTATTGGGCGCGCGCCGCGAATGGCGACCCGAAGGCGGAGTTCACGGCGGACACCGACACCGCAATCATCAGCGAGCGGGTGCTTCAGTTGGGCCTCCGGTGGCGCTTTCTATCTGCGAAGAACCTCGACTATGCGGAGGTGTATCGCACCTATCAGACCGAGTTGCAGAAGCTTCAGGCTCGCGACGGCGGATCTACGCAACTGAACATCACCGGCAGCACGACGTGGGGGCTCTGGGGCTTCCCGAACCTGCCCCAAGGCAATTTTCCAGGGTAGGACAGCATGGCCGCTGGCACAGTCACATGGTTCAACATCGCCAAGGGGAAGATCAGCACAAAGCCGATCAACTTTGGCTCGGACACGTTCAACATCGTCCTCACGCAGGCCGCTCAGGCGCTTGCCGCGACGTTCGTGGGGACTTCGACGGATTGCCGCTATTCGGACCTGACCAGCGAGGTTCCGAACGGCAGCGGATACACGACCGGCGGGGCGGCGCTCGGGTCGGTGACGTGGACGCAGGCGACCGCAACGTGGACCTTCGATGCGGCGGATACGTCGTGGACATCCAGCACGATCACCGCGAAATATGCCGTCTGCGTCGACACTACGCTGGCGAACGACGACCTCTGCTGGTTCTTCGAACTTGACACCGGCGGCTCGGTTTCCACCACGAACGGAACGCTCCTGATTACGTGGAACGCTTCCGGCATCTTTACGCTGGCGTGATGAATGGGCTCTTTTTCAGACCGCGTCCAGGACACCTCGACCACGACCGGGACGGGGAATGTCACCCTGTCCGGCACCGCGCCGACGGGCAAGGTGGACTTCAACACCGCTTTCGGGACGCAGCAGTCGTTCACCTACGTCATCCAGGGCCAGTCCGGGTCCGAGTGGGAGGTCGGCATGGGCTACCTGTCGGCCTCGACCACGCTGGTCCGCGACCGGGTGACGGCCAGCAGCAACTCCGGGTCGCTGGTGAACTTCAGCGCAGGGACCAAGGACGTGTTCTGCGACGCCAGCGCCGAGTTTTTCAACACCGTGGACGGGGCGGTCCTTGCCCTCCGCTACGCGACACCGTGAGGGCTTAACCCATGCCGGCCAACACGGTCCCGATCTTCTCCAAAGCGCCGGACATCCAGTGGATCGGCTACATCACGGCTGCGAACACGACCGCCGACCTGACCTCGGGGACGTCCTATCTCGTGTTTACGTCGGACGCGACCAACGGCGGGATGCTGTCGAAGATCAGGCTTGCGCCGACCCCAACCGGCAACACGACGGCGACGGCCTGCCGGGTCTGGATCAACAACGGGTCCACGACCGGCACGGCGGCGAACAACAGCCTCTACGACAACGTGACGCTTCCGGCCATCACGGCGTCGGGTGTGGCGGCGGTGTCGCTGTACGAGATCCCGTTCTTCGGGCCGCTCCCCGCAGGCTACCGCGTCTACATCACGATCCACACCGCCTCGGCGAACGGCTGGCAGGCAACGGCCATCGGGGGCAAATACTGATGCGCGTGTTCCACAAGATCGGCTTCACGGTCGGCTACCAGGGCGACGCCCAGGTGCTCGATTTCGGCATGTTCGAGGCCAAGGTTGGCGTCGGCTATCAGGTGGTCGACGACGAGACCGGCACGCAGGTGGGGCTGTTCAGCCTCGACGGTCAACCCCTGGCTCTGCCGAAGGTCCATTCGTTCGAGTTCCTGGAGACGGAGGTTCCGGCCCCGGCGTGGGGCGCTGATGTCTGACATTTTCCACCTTCCGCAGACCGGCCCGCTCCAGAATGTCTGGGTGTTCCGCAGTAACGGCGCAAGCAGCAGCGCCGGCGGGCGGCGGCTTCAGCCGTGGGTCAAGCCGCGCGGGTTCAACTCGTTCGGGTTCTTCTGCCTCGGGTCTGGCGGCGGCGGCGGCGGCGGTCTGACCGGCGTTACCCTGACAGCCCGAGGCGGCGGAGGCGGAGGTGGAGGCGCGTCGTCAGGCGCGATCATCATGCCGTCCTTCATGCTGCCTGATACGCTCTACGTTCAGGCCCCGTCGGGCGGCACGGGGCGCGGGTCTGGCCTAGCCGGGCTCGCGGGCGATGTGGCCTATGTGGCGTCCTACCAGTCGGCTTCGGCCCCGAACCAATCAATCATCTGCTCGGCCAACGGCGGCGGCGCGGGTAACGCAGGCACAGCGACGGGGGCGGCGACTGCCGGTGCAGCGGGTTCGGTTTCAGCAGCGTCCTCGGCCATCGGCTTCGGGCTCATGCCGTTCGTGAGCCTTGTCGGCATCATTGCAGGGGCTGGCGGGAACGCGGCGACCCCCACGGCGGGCGGCAACTCCTCGCAGACCAGCGCGACCCTGACGACGGGCGGCGGCGGCGGCGGGTCGGTTTCAGCCGCCAACGCGACCACGGCGGGCGGCACATCGGCCCCGAACGCATCCAGCAACCTCCCGACCTCAGCGGCGGGCGCGGCGGGCGCGCCGACCGGCGGCAACGGTGTCGACGGTACAGGATACTTCCCGAACGTCGTGCCGGGCGTCGTTGTTGACGGCGCGACGTTCGGTTTCCGGGGGACGGGCGGCAGCGGCGGCGGCGCGGGCAGCACGTCAACAGGTGGAAACGGCGGCAATGGCTGGTATGGCTGCGGCGGCGGCGGCGGCGGCGGCGGGACCACGGGCGGAACCGGCGGACAAGGCGGGGACGGCCTGGTCGTAATCTGGGGCTTCTAGGGTGCTCGGCCTTCGCCCCATAGCCACGGCGGCGATTGCGACGCTGCTGTCGGCAGGGAACGTCACGACGGTCGCCCTGACCGGCGTGGGGGCGACCGGGCAGGTCGGCAACCTCGGGGTCCAGTTCTCGGTTCCGCTGACCGGTGTCGGGGCCACCGGCCAGACCGGCAATCTCGGCGTCCAGTTCTCGATACCGCTGACCGGCAATCAGGCCACCGGGCAGGTCGGTGCGGTCACACCCAGTTCGGGCGTCACCGTCGCCCTGACCGGCGTGAGCGCCACAGGTCAGGTCGGCAACCTCGGGGTCCAGTTCTCGGTTCCGCTGACCGGCGCCCCGGCGACGGGTCAGGTCGGCCTCCTCGGGGTCCAGTTCAGCATCCCGCTGACCGGCAATCAGGCCACCGGGCTGGTCGGGTCCGTTACGGTCACTGGCCCGCCGCCCCAGTACGGCCTGCTGGCCTACATGGACGACGAGCCGATCGCCCTGACGGCGACGGTCAGCAACACGCCTGCCGCGGCCTTGACGGTCATCAGCGACGAGCTCGGCGTGCTGGAGTTCAGCAGCGACGCTCAGGTCGCGACCCTGGCGGTCGTCTCCTCGGCGAACCTGCCGAGTTCGGCCACGATCAGCGGCCAACTCGGCATTCTTGAGTTTGTCGGCAATCAGGGTATAGCGGTGACTGGACTGTTGAGCGCGGCCCCGGAGGCTTCGTCTGGAGATCTGCTATGAACGTCGGTGAATATGGCGTCCAGTTCGTCCTAGGCGTGTCGTTCGACATGAGCTCGAACACGAGCCTATCGCTGACCTTCACCAAGCCCGACGCCACGACCCTGACCGTGACCGACCCGGATGTGACCATCGCTGCGTCGCCCATCGTCACCACGGCGGGCACCTTCGCCTCCAACACCTATTTCCTCTACACCTTCGTCTCCGGTGACATCGACCAGGCGGGCGACTGGTCCGTGCGCGGCACCTACAACGCCTGCGGCCCCGTCCACCTGATCTCCAGCATCGGATACTTCACGATCGAACCCTAACGGTGGGGTACACCGTGTCTCTTGTGAGAGTACCAAATGTCGGATATCAACGACTCAGCGAGTGAGATCGCGCCGGAACTGGAAGCGACTGCGGCCCCAGCCCCCGAGACTGAACAGCAGGAGACGCCGGTCGAAGAAGCCGCCCCCCAGACCTTCACTCAGGAGGAATTGGACGCCGTTATCACCAAGCGTCTGGCGAAGGAGCAACGGAAGTGGGAACGCGAACAGTCGCGCCAACCGCCGCCGGCATCTACCCCTCTGCCCCCACCCCCGAACGAGTTCGACTTCGACAGTGCGGCGACCTACGCGGAAGCCCTGGCTGAGCGCAAGGCCCTCGAACTCCTCAACCGGCGGGACGCCGAGCGCCAGCAGCAGGCCGTTCTGGAGCAGTACCAGGCCCGCGAGGACGAAGCCCGAGAGAAGTACGACGACTTCGAACAGGTCGCCTACAACCCCCGGACCCCCGTCACCGACACGATGGCGCAAGCCATCCAGCTCTCCGAGATCGGCCCCGATCTGATCTACCACCTCGGGTCCAACCCTCGCGAAGCTGAGCGGATCGCGCGGCTGCCGCCCGTCTCCCAAGCCAAGGAAATCGGCAAGCTGGAGGCCCAACTGGCCGCCAACCCGCCCGTACGGAAGTCTTCATCCGCCCCGGCGCCGATTGCACCTGTCACTCCCCGCGCCAACGGCGCGACGGCCTACTCCACGGACGACCCACGCTCGCTCAAGAGCATGTCGACGTCAGAGTGGATCGAGGCCGAGCGGAAGCGGCAGATGAAACGGCACGAGGCACAACGCAACCTCGGCTAAGGAACCCACGCTGTGGCGAACTCCCTTCTGACTATCGACATGATCACCAGGAAGTCCCTGGAGATCCTGGAGAACAACCTGACCATCACGCGCAACGTGAACCGTCAGTACGACGACTCCTTCGCGCAGACCGGCGCCAAGATCGGCTCCACCCTGCGCATCCGCCTGCCCGACCGGGCTCTGGTGACCGACGGCGCCGCCCTGCAAGTGCAGGACGACAACGAGCAGTACACCACGCTCACCGTCTCCAGCCAGAAGCACATCGGCGTCAACTTCACGACCGCCGAGATGACCATGTCGCTGGACGACTTCTCGGATCGCGTGCTGAAGCCGCGGATCAGCCAACTGGCCTCCTCGATCGACGCCGACGTGGCGTCCATCGCCTACAAGGGCCTCGGTCAGACGGTGGGCACCCCCGGCACCTCGCCGGCGACCGCCTTGGTCCTGCTCCAGGCTCAGCAGAAGCTGAACGAAATGGCCGTGCCGCTCGACGAGCGTTACGCCGCCGTGAACCCGGCCGCCAACGCGGCTCTGGTGAACGGTCTCTCCGGGTTCTTCAACCCGCAGGGGACGATCAGCTCGCAGTTCAAGGCCGGCCTGATGGGCACCGGCGTGCTCGGTCTCGACGAGATGAGCATGACGCAGTCCATCGCGCAGTTCACCTGCGGCACCCGCACGGGCGCCCACACGGTGACGACCACGGTCGCGACCCAGGGCCAGAGCACGATCAACATCACCGGCACGGGCGCCCAGACGCTCACTGTCGGCGACGTGTTCACTGTCGCCAGCGTCTACGCCGTGAACCCGCAGACCCGCCAGTCCACCGGCTCGCTGCAACAGTTCGTGGTCACCGCGGCCAGCACGGCCTCGGGAGGCGCCTACACCTCGGTGGCGATCTCGCCGTCGATGTACACCGCCGACAACGCCCTCGCGACGATCGACGCCTTCCCGGTGTCGGGCGCCACGGTGACGTTCGTCGGCACGGCGTCGACCGCCTACCCGCAGAACCTGGTCTACCACAAGAACGCCATCGCGTTCGCGACCGCCGACCTGCTGATGCCGCAAAACGTCGACATGGCCTCGCGTCAGGTTCACAACGGGATCTCGCTGCGGATCGTCCGCCAGTACGACATCAACAACGACCGGATGCCCTGTCGTATTGACGTCCTCTACGGCGCCTCCGTCATCCGTCCGCAAATGGGCGTTCGTCTCTGGGGCTAAGCCCCTCAACCGCAAGGAACTTTCATCATGGCACTTCCGACCATTGGTGGCGGCGCTCAGACCGGGGATGGCAACACCGAGACCGTCCTGTTCGTTCAGGGCGCCCCGGCCGCCATTCCCGCGGGCTCCGCGACCATCACCACCACGCAACTGCTTGGCGGTATGATCGCGGGCTCCCCCGGCGCGTCCGCCGCGGCCTACACCCTGCCAACCGTGACGCTGCTTGAAGCGGCCCTGACCAACGCTGTGCGCGTCGGTCAGGCGTTCGACTTCTCGATCAGCAACATCGACGGCAACACCTCCGGGGTCATCACCCTGACCGCCGGCACCGGCTGGACCCTCGCCGGTCTCGCCACGCTGGCCGCCGTGGCCGGCACGTCCGGCCAGTGGCGCGCCCGCAAGACGGGCGTCGGCACCTGGACGGCCTACCGTCTGTCCTAACCGGATGGGGCCGCACCTTCGGGTGCGGCCCCTCCACCCTTGGAGACCTGCATGTCCGTCATCTACCTGCGCAATCCCGAAGGCGGCGAGAAGGTCGCCATCTCCGAAGAAGAAGCCAAGTACGACGAGGGCCTCGGCTGGGTCCGCTTCAGCCCCGAAGCCGCCGCCCCGGCGGCTGACGAGGACGACGCCCCGGTGGCCCACACCCGCCGCCGTCGAGCCGCTGCGGACGACTGATGACCACCGCGGGGGAAATCATTGAGGGCTCGCTGCGACTGATCGGCCAACTGCCGGCCAGCGAGACCCTTGACGCCGCCGACGCGGCGGACGCCCTCGCCGTCATGAACATGATGATCGAGAGTTGGTCCACCGAGCGCCTGTCGGTGTTCACCACGCAGGACCAGGTCTTCACATGGCCGGCCAGCCAGCGGATCCGCACCCTGGGGCCGACGGGCGACTTCGTGGGGCTGCGGCCCATCGACCTGGAGTCGTCGACCTACTTCCGCGACCCGTCCACCGGCGTCAGCTACGACATCCAGATCATCAACCAGGACGCCTACAACGGCATCGCCCTGAAGACGGTCACCAGCACCTACCCGCAGGTGCTGTGGATGAACACCGCCTACCCGGACGTGGACCTCTACCTCTACCCGGTGCCGACGCGGGCGCTGGAGTTCCACTTCGTCAGCGTCGAGGCCCTGACCGCGGCGGCCTCGCTCGCGACGTCCATGACCTTCCCGCAGGGCTACCTGCGCGCCTTCCGCTACAACCTCGCCTGCGAACTGGCGCCGGAGTACGGCGTCGAGCCGTCGCCGCAGGTCCAGCGGATCGCCATGACGTCCAAGCGCAACCTGAAGCGCATCAACAACCCCGGCGACATCATGTCGCTGCCGACTGTCCTGCTCGGTACGCCCGGCAGGTTCAACGTCTACAGCGGTCTGCCGTGAAGACGCCGATCCTGGGCTCCTCGTACGTCGCCCGGTCGGTGAACGCTGCCGACAACCGGATGGTCAACCTGTACCCCGAGGTCATCCCCGAGGGCGGCAAGGAGGCGGCGTACCTGCAACGCGCGCCCGGCCTGCGCTTCCTCCAGACCGTCGGCCAAGGCCCCATCCGCGCCCTGTGGGCGCACCAGACCAACGGGTCGGACTTCTACGTCGTCTCCGGCAACGAGGTCTACCAACTGGAGACCCTCACCGGCACGCCGACGCTGCTCGGCTCCGTGACCGGGACCGGGCCGGTGTCGATCGCCGACAACGGCACGCAGATGTTCATCGCCTGCAACCCGGACAGCTACATCTACAACGAGACCCTCGGGACCTTCGCCCAGATCACCGACCCGGACTTCCCCGGCGCGGTGACGGTGACCTACCTCGACGGCTACTTCGTCTTCAACGAGCCGGACAGCCAGCGCATCTGGATCACGGCCCTGCTCGACGGCACATCCATCGACCCGCTCGACTTCGCCAGCGCCGAGGGCTCCCCTGACGGCGTCGTGGGGCTGCTGTCCGACCATCGCGAGCTCTGGGTCTTCGGCACCGACTCCACCGAGGTCTGGTACGACGACGGCGGGGCTGACTTCCCCTTCACCCGCGTGCAGGGCGCCTTCAACGAGGTCGGCTGCGTCGCCCCACACTCCATCGCCAAGCTCGACAACGGCATCTTCTGGCTGGGCTCGGACGCTCGCGGTCAGGGCATCGTCTACCGGGCGAACGGCTATCAGGCCGTCCGGGTCAGCACCCACGCCGTCGAGTGGCAGATCCAGCAGTACACCGACATGTCGGGCGCTGTGGCCTACACCTATCAGCAGGATGGTCACCCGTTCTACGCACTGAATTTCCCGGCGGCCAACACGACATGGGTCCTCGACGTCGCGACGCAGGCGTGGCACGAGCGCGCCGGCTTCGCCAACGGCGCGTTCACCCGGCACCGCGCCAACTGCCAGTGCAATTTCGAGGGGTCGATCGTCGTCGGCGACTACGAGAACGGCAACATCTACGCCTTCGACATGACCACCTTCGCCGACAACGGCGAGACGCAGAAGTGGCTGCGCTCCTGGCGCGCCCTGCCGACCGGCCAGAACGACCTCAAGCGTCAGGCCCACCACAACCTGCAACTGGACTGCGAGACCGGCGTCGGGCTGGTGGATGACACCACGCCGCCGCAGGTCATGCTCCGGTGGTCGGACGACGGCGGCCACACATGGTCCAACGAGCACTGGAAGTCGATGGGTCCCACCGGCGCGTCGGCCACCCGCGTCACCTGGCGCCGCCTCGGCATGGCCGACAAGCTGCGCGACCGGGTCTACGAGGTCAGCGGCACGGACCCGGTCAAGATCGCCATCATGGGCGCTGAACTGTCGGTGACGCCCACCAATGCCTAACACCAACATCACCCCACCGCGCGTCGCGCTGGTCGATGACCGGGGCATGATCACCCGCGAGTGGTATCGCTTCCTGCTGAGCCTGTTCACCCTGACCGGCGGCGGCCAGAGCGACACCACCCTGACCGACCTGCAACTGACGCCGCGCGACGCAGCCGGTGAGCTGGCCCTGGTCGCCGCGCAGGGCCAGCCGACCCCGGAGCCCACCACGCCGCTGGACGAGGCTGTGCGGGCGCTGGAGACGGCGATGCAGGCCATGCCGCCGGTCGCCGACCTGCTGCCGGTCATGCAGGCCCTGCAAGACCTGGCGCTGGAGCCGACCGTGGCGCCCAGCGGCCCGGCGACCATCGTACCCTACGTCGTAGCCAACCTGCCGGCGGCCCCGCCGCCCTACACGCAGGCCTTCGTCACGGACGCCAACGCGACCACCTTCGCGTCGGTTGTGGCCGGAGGTGGCGCGAACATCGTTCCGTGCTATTTTGACGGCACAAACTGGAGGATCGGATGACTGTTTACCTCTCCGCGCTGGCGGGGGCTGGAGCCCAGTTCTTCACCTCCGGCGGCGTCCCGCTGGCGGGCGGCAAGATCTACACCTATCAGGCCGGGACCACGACCCCCGCGACGACCTGGCAGGACAGCGCCGGGGCGACGGCCAACACCAACCCGATCATCCTCGACAGCGCCGGGCGACCGGCGGCGACGGGCGGCGGCAACACGCAAATCTGGCTGGCCTCGACCACCAACTACAAGTTCATCCTGACGACCTCCGCTGACGTGGTCCTCTGGACGCAGGACAACATCCCCGGCGTCGCAGGGGCCTCGGCCTTCGCCGCGCTGCTCGGCTCCGGCGGGGCGGCCTACATCGGCTTCATCCAGGGCGGCACGGGCGCCGTCGCCACGAACCTTCAGGAGCGCGAGCGCCGGTTCGTCTTCCTGACCGACTTCATCGACATGGCGACCTACGTCCCCGGCACCACGGACGTGACCACGCCGCTGACCAACGCCCTGGCCCGCTGCGCGGCCACCGGGCAGGCGCTCTACGTCCCCGGCTCGACCAGCTACTACAAGCTGACGAACGAGGTCACGGTCGCCTCGGGGGTCAAGATTTACGGCGACGGCTACAACTCGCGCCTGAAGCAGACGGTGGCCGAGAAGAACGTCTTCATCTGCGGCGGCGACTTCATCGAGTACCACGGCCTGAACATCGAAGGCACCGGGTCCGCCGTGGACCCGGTCGACTTCACGAAGTGCAACGGCGTCTACGCCTCCAGCCGCAAGGGCATCAAGGTCCAGAACTGCTACATGCACGGCTTCCAGTCGTGCGGCGTCCAGATGCGCGACTCGTTCGAGTGCGACATCTCGCACAACCTGATGCCGCCGGCCAGCGTGGCGTCCGACGCCGCCGCCGTGACCAGGCCGTTCAGCGAGCAGACGTTGGCGCTGATCGTGACGGCGTGCGTCGCGGCGGTGTTGGACGTGTGGTAGATGCCCGACACCAGGGTGTTGCGGCAGACGTTGGCGTTGACC